TGCGTGTTCGAGCCTCATTCCCAGCGTAAGAGGGAAGAAGGCTCGAACGCGCACCAGCTGCTGTCGTTGCGTTCGTGCCGCCCTTGTTAATCGGAAGCGTGCCGGTAAGATCCGACATTGGAATAGCTGCAACCGAGGTGAATGGATTCGTGCCGTTGCCGAAGATGTAGCCGCTCAGCGAATCGTTAGCGCCTGTACCGCCCTGAAGAACCGATAGGGGTGTCGTCAGGCCGCTGATTGAGGTGATGTCGCTGTTGGCCCCGGACTTGGCGGCAGATAGGTTTGCGCGTGCAAGGGTGGCTGTCGTTCCGCCTGTCCCGCCGTTCGACACGCCCAGAGTTCCGGACATCGTGATGACGCCCGTTGTCGTTACTGGGCCGCCGGAGAAGATCAGGCCGGTCGCGCCGCCGCTTACGTCCACAGAGGTGACAGTGCCGAAGCCGGAGCCGCTGGCAGAGATAGTGATGCCGCCGGAAGAGTTCGTAATGCTGATGCCGGAGCCAGCAGTCAGGTTGGCAAGCGCATAGCCAGAGCCGGTGCCGATGAGCAGCTGTCCGTTGGTCGGCGTCGTTCCCAGACCTGTACCGCCATTAGCAACCGTGATCGCGCCAGACAGTGCCGTGACAGCGACGTTGCCGCCAGTGATGTTGACAGCGTTCGAGTTCTGAAGCGCCATATTGCCGAAGCCAAACGTCGAAGGCGTCAGCTGGCTGAGGGCGATTCGGTAGTTTTCGTTCGCAAAGACAGCTGGAAATTCGACGTTGCCAGTGACAGCCCCGACCCAAGGTTCCATCTGAGAGATTTTAATGTCAGACACTTAGCTCTCCTGAATAATCGGCTGATCGTCCTGCGTTACAATCCGCTGTATACCATTCTCATCGAGAACGAAATAGCTTGGATTGTAATCCGGACGCGGATTTCTCAGCGGCACGGGATCAGGCCGCAGGAGCAAGCGGCTGTAATATGGCTGGGGAACGTCATCGCAAGAAGCGCAAACGTAAAGGCTAAGCCCAACTGGGACCGAGCCACCACGATAATCTTTCTTCTCACGCAGATGCGAGTGCTGAACAAGGAATCCGCACCCATCGCATATGGCGATACCTCTAGGATTTTTTGCGTCAAACTTCGGTTGTGTCCGTTGCTTTCTGCCGCGCCCGAATGCGTACTGCATTTAATACCCCTGCATATCTATAGTGAGGCGCAAAGGAACGCGCTCACGGTCTTCTGCAGCAGCGCGGTTATATGCGCCATCAGCAAGACCCTGAAGGTATTGAAGGCGATCAGGCGCAAACTTCACGGCCAGTTTCGCGGCGAGGCCAGAAGCAATAGCTTCCATCCATCGGTTTGGCGCGTCCATGCTGTCAGTGAATGCGCCAGCATCCTCTTGGATTTTCATGCGATGATAATAGAGGCGCGTGCCAGCAAGCTGCGGAGCTTGCCAGATATAGATACGCGGCGTGATTGTGCGCTCGAAATAAAACTGGAACGGGCGCTGACCAAGCTGTGCCTTGTTCGGGATTGCATCGTATTCAGCGCGGCTGATCGGCGACATCATAAGGTCTGTTGCCAGAGCGCCTGACATTGTGCGTGTGTACATCTGCAGGATGTAAACCGTACGCGGCTCAAGATCATAATACAGGACGCCCGGAAGCAGATCGATGTACTGGAGATCGACAGCCCACAGATTAGGCCCGTTATTCGACCAATCGGAGAAGAGGTAATTGATAGACCGGCGTGCGCTATCGATGTCGTTCGATGCCAGAGACGCAGGATTACGACCGACGCGCTCGAACGCTTCAGTGATGATGTCAATCTGTTCGGTCTGACCGAAATCGTAAGTGCCGCTAGTCGTCATCTAAACCTCGCCGTCTTCTTCGCGATAGATTTAGGCTGGGCTACAAACTGCTTTCCAGCCTTCTTTCCTTCGCGCTTGGCTTTGCTTGTAGCAGCATATTCAGCCGGCGTCAGCGATTTAATGGCATCCTTTGGAAGATACCGTTCGCCCGTCTTGCTGGACGGCTTACCAGACTTGGTAGTCCACTTCTGCTCGGTCCAGTCCTTGAGGGATTGCTGAGGTTTTCTAATCGGCATAGCCGCCGCCTTTGGCTTTATATGATTTGGCTAGAAGCTGGGCCTTTCGGGCCGACCATTGCCCTGCCTTGGTGCCTTGAGTCTCGCGGGCCTTGATACTTTCAAACAGGCGCTTGCGGAGGCCGGGCTTCGTGTAGTTCCCGGCCTCATTCACACGCGACTCTTTGCGTCCACGCATTACTTCTTCTTCTTAGCCGGAGCCTCTTCAGCAGCCGGAGCTTCTTCAGCGGCAGGCGCTTCTTCTTCGGCAGCAGGCGCTTCTTCAACAGCAGGAGTCTCCTCAGCTGCCGGAGCCTCTTCGACAGCGGGGGCCGCTTCGGCCACAGGCTCAGGAGCCGCCTTGAAGCCGAGCATCATTTCTAGTGACTCTTCAGTCACCTTCTCCCAATCTTCTTTCGAGAGAGCGATTTCCTGCTGATCACCGTTGGCGTTTGTGTAGCGACGAAGAATCATGATTAACTCCTATTAAGCGTAGGTTTTTATCATCTCAAGGATGATGCTGTATGTGTCACCGGACGAAGCGCCGATTGTGGTGAACATGATGTCGCCAGTCTTGCCCGTACCAGCATTGTTGCCGAGGATAGCTGTGTCGTCAAAGTTCAGCGTGTACATACCGGGGGCGAGAACAACGGCGCTTACATCAGTGTCAGCATCCCAAAGGATGTTGACTGACATGCCGTTGACCATAGCTGTGATCTTACGGATTGAAACGGCTGTGCAAGCCTTACCTTCAAAGTTTGCAGTCAGCGCTGATACATCGACCTTGAGAACGGCGCTTTCGCCAGTTCCGTCAGATACGTTGTTGAATTTCATAACGGCTTGGCTTGCGCCGTCGAACAGGGTTTGAGAGTTTACTGCGTCAGCCATTATTTCATTCCTTTAAGAGTCATCGCGAGACGGGCGCGCTGGCCCATTTTGCCGGGCTTCTTAGCGGCTGCCTCCAGCTTTCCTGCAGGAATCGGCTTGCCAGCTTTAGCGCCAAGCGCTTTACGAAGTGCGCCGGGCTTTTTAATAGCCTCGGCTATGAAATTCTTTTTTCCACGCATGTCAACAGTTCCACGCTCTGAGTGATTTATTAATCCGGCTATTCGGATCTTTAGCAGTCTCGGCAGATGTCAGCTTCTTCTTCATGCCCTTCATTCGGGCGCAAAAGCTGTCACGACGAGAGCCACCTTCCGGCTGCGGACGCTTAAGGTTCGATCCAGTGGCTGCATTATACGCCTTCCGACCAGCTTCATTTAAGCCGCCCTTTGGGTTCTTATGCTTAGCCTTGAACTGAAAATCTTTCTTCGCCCGCATTACCGTCTCCATATAAGTGGGGCGACCCGAAAGCCGCCCCAATCATTATGCTTGAGCAACGCCATAGAGGCCGGTCTGAGTATCGTCGTCAAGGACGAATACCCAAAGCGTCAGCCGCTTGGTAGCGTCGGCAGCGTCAGCAGGAGCAAAAGTGCCGCGAACGTCGCCAGTCGTGGTTGTTGCAGCTGTCGCATCGGCGGCAGCAAATGTGCCAGTCGTTACGAATGCGCCGTTCCAAGCAGTCTGGACATAGTTACGGCTGTTTGCACGGATCGGAAGGCCGAACACATCGCCAGTGCCGACAAAGAAGTCGGTTGCTGCAGCGGATGCCGCAATGCTGGTGATTGTTTTGAAAGCCTTCTTGCCAGCAACAGCTGTCGTGCCATTCAACGTAATGGCTTCCGACATTGGAATACCATAAGCGTCGGTGCCAGTAACCGTTAGAACAGCCGTGGCTGCACCAGCGGCGTCAACAATGACGTTGCGAGGAACGTCAAGGGTAACAGTGCCACCGGATGCCAGAGCGCCGTTTATAAGCGCGTTACCAGCTGCTGCCAATGTTTGCTGAGCGCAGATACCATCTGCATCCAAGGCAACGGGAACAATGTTATAAACATTGATTGGCGACATAAAGACGCCCGGCTCCGAAGCCGTACCGTTATTAGCAAAGTTCCTACCTGCCCGAACACCATCAGAGAAGTGAGTCATGTATTTTCTCCATAGTTAGGGGGTGACGGATGCCACCCCCTGAGTCCGATTAGGAAGCGCCCTGTGAACCCCAGCCTGCGCGGAAGTTCGAGCAACCGAACGAATAACGCTCAATGGCTTTCGCCTTGAGGTTGTCGGTGTCGAAGTCCGTGTAGACATCGGTTTCGAGAGCTTCACGCTCATAGTGCTTGAAGCCGTTTGGAGCGTCGGTGAGCAGGAACCACGAGTTCGTGTCCGTCAAGAACATGTTGACGCGATGACCCTGCGGAACCGCCGAGTTGTTATAGATCGCGTTGATGTCGTTGTTTGCTGTATCGACGCGGAACTGCGATTGGAGCAGGCGAGTCGCCGTCCACTGCAGTTCGGCTGGAACGATGAGCTTCGTAGGCTTCGTCATGATGCGGAGGCCCGCAGCATCACGGAAGCGCTGAACGCCAACGATGGCATCCTGAAGCGACGTTTCGTTCAAGTCAGCTTGTACCGAGAAGGTGTTAGCGACAACACCGTTTTCGATTGGGTGCTGAGTCGAGAACAAAGGCTGACCGTCACCGATTGGGAAGTTCGACGAGAAGCCGTTGTTCAGAACGGATGCGCCGAGAACTTCTTTGGTCTGTTCCATCGACTGACGAAGAGCCTTCGCCTGCAGTGGGAACGACGACTGGTAAAGGTTGTCTTTGATCGCCTGACGGGTGATGATGAAACCAATGCTGGTGTAACGGTTTACGTAGTTCGTTACATAGCGTTGGCCCATTTCGCCGTAAGCGGTCGAAGCGCCTTCTGCCTTGATCTGAGCCAAGCCGAGCAGCTTGACTTCGACTTCGATTTCAACAGCCTTATCGGATGTGTGCTTCTCGAAGATTTCCGACCACTGACCGGGGTACATTGGATAGTCGCCGAAAACGGCGGCCAAACCGGGCCGGAGCAGATCGCGGATTGCGGTTGTATTAATAGCCATTTTAAATTCTCCCTACTGGCGTATCAGAGGCCGGTCACGCCACCCTTGTACAGGTGGTTGTTGAGGACGACGAGCCAGTTAGCAAAAGCGCCAACAGCGTTACCCGGAGTCGGGTCGAGCTGGAGGATTTTGCAGTTCAGCGTAGCCGTGTCGGCTTCCGTTGCATTGTTGATCGAAACGGCGGATGAACCCGTCGAAGTCGAACCAGCAGTGTACAAGAAGTTGATGTTCAAGCCACGATCAGCGAGAGCAAGCGGAGTGCCAGCTGCGCCAGAAGCGTTGGTTTCTTGAATCGAGAACACTGTGTTCGGATCGTCAATCACGAGAGCCTCAACGACAGAGCCGGTGAGAACGCCCGGGTTGCCCGGCCAGTAGTTCATGAATTTTACAACGCCAGTGCTGTCGGTGTACTTAACACCCCAGAAGACGCCAACGCAGGTGGAACCAGCAACGCCAACTTCGAGGAAGCCGGAAGTGCCAATAGTGACGGGATCGCCACGGAAGATTGCAGTCGCGTAGGTGGTAACAATCTGATAAGGATTTGTCGCGCCAGTCCAAGCAGATCCATCAAGTTTCTTGACGGGCTGAAAACCATTAGGCGCATTCGTTCCGTAAGACATACGGTTTCTCCATGCTAAAATGAATGATTCGGCTTTAACCTGCCTGCTAGGTGACGCGATACGTGACGCGACATCGAACGGCTACCCGCCGAAGGAGTGGATACGTGACCACCATCGAGGTGCAGGATACGTGACCTGCGTCGAGGACACGATAATTAACTCAATTCAGCGCATTGTCAACAGCATAAAAAAACCCCCACCCAGTTGCCCGGGCAGGGGAAGTTCCCACAGCGCGTATCAGTGCACTGTGGCCGGAGGTTAATCCTTAAACGACGTGACGCGCTCGAACGATACGCCGCTGTCTTTGTCCTCAAAGCGCGGGAGGTTCGGGTCGCTCTGACCAGTCCATGCCACGTCCTGCAGGGTTTCAATGTTTTCCAGATCGCGATCTTCGTTACGCTCTTGAACGTCCCGTGTTGGGCATTCGCAGAGCATTAGGCCGCCGCGACGGATAACCTGAACTTCCAAGCCTTCATAGCCGGGAAGCGGAGGAGGGACCATCTCAGGGTGGCGTGACGCAGGAACTGGAGCCCAGCCCTTGATCATGCGATCCGTCATGTTGTCTGGATCGGGTTCGTTGAGGGTTGATTCGCGAACCCAAGCGTAGGTCATGCCCGCAGGGATCTTGTCCTTTGGAACATATAGCTTGGATTGGAAGTGCGTTTCAGGGCGCTTGCGCATGCCTGATTCGCGTGATTCTGCTGCTCGGCTTTGCGAGATTCTTGATGCTCGTGCCATTTTTAAGCTCCTTTACTTTGTTTTTTTACCTGAACTGCGTAGTATTTTTCGCCCTGAATTTTATTCATGCGGCTCCCATCCGGATTACGAATTGCACCTGATTCTGCCAATTGATGCGCCATGCGACGCTGATCAGCTGTGAGGCGGATGGTTGTAGAGTTTTTGCCCTGCTGATTCGGCGCACTACGCTGGACAGGGGCGACATTAGATTCACGAGACATCGGTGGAGTTCTCTTGCTTGGGGTTGATACAGCTGAGAATGCGTCAGGATATTCCTTACGCATGTGACGGTCGATTTCCGTGAAGTAATCAACCCCACCGATTTCTTCGTCACGACCCTCAGAACGATACCGACGCTCGATGCGGCGCGCATACAGCGTTGCCTCTTCGTGCATCTCAGGATCAAACTCAGGAGACTGTGGCTGGAACCACTCGTTCTTCTGAATCCATCCAGCTGTGCGAGGCTCCAGAGAAGGCTGAGACTGAGCTTTTGGCTGCGCCTCTTGCTGCACCTGAGGAGCCGTTACCTTTTGCTGAGCTTCCCAGTTCTCAACGCCAACGAGATCATTCTGCAGTTTGTAGTAAACGCTCTGCAGTTCAATGATCTGCTCACTGTCGCCCATAGAATGGGCTTCCACAAGCTGTTGCTTGACCGAGTTGGCTTCGTTGATGAGGTTGTTTTTGTAGTGCGTCATCATCGCAAGGTCAGATTGCTGGCGCAGCTGCGCTTCATTCTGCAGGCGAGACTCAGCTTCCTGAGCGCGGCGCTCAGCTTCAGCGGCCTTGCGGGCCAGCTCAGCTATGCGCTTGTCAGGTGAGCGTTTGCGCTTCGGAGCCTCTTCTTCCTCAGGCTCCTCTTCTTCCTCTTCAGCTTGCTCTTCCTCTGCCTCAGGCTCTTCTTCCTCCTCAGGCTCTTCTTCGGATTCTTCTTCCTGATAATCCGCTAGGCTCTCACCGAGATCGTCTTCGGTTATCTCAATGTCGATGTCTTCTGTAGGCCCTTCTTCCGTCAACGGAAGTTCTGGGACTTCTGTTTCTTCGTCCATGCTCTACTCCTTAATAATTGTTAGCGGCTTTACCGGATTCGACATCTTCTGGACCAGTAATAACCGCCATCACGCGATCATCGGGCAGGAGAGCCATCGCAACGCCACGATAGGCAACCATCGTCGATTCGTAGCGCGGTATAAGGATCCAGTCTCCGACCTTGCACCAAGGCCCAGAACGCTCAAACTTCTCACCCTGATAGGCTTCCGGTCCAACAGCGCATACCAAGGCCGAAACCGAGGAGAACTTATCTTCAGCGCGAACCGTGTCAGGCAGGTAAAGCGTCACTTCTGTGCCGTCTTCCTTCTTAATCGTCTTCAACTCTTCAGGGCGGATGTAAATTTTTACAGCCACGAGATACCCAGCTGGCCGCATATCGAACGGTTGGCCGGTCATCTCTACAAACTGCTCATCGATGAATTGCTTCGCAAGCTCT